TCTTATGATAGCGAGCGTCAAGCTTTCATTACACGTTATCAACACGTTGTGTTTGCGTTGGGTTTCATCATCACTCGTGAAATGATGGAAGACGACCAATATGATGTCGTCGGTCAACGTAAAGCTCAAGGTTTGGCCTTCTCTATGCGCCAAACTAAAGAAGTTATTGGTGCTAACGTTTACAACCGTGCGTTTAACAACGCTTACACCTATGGTGACGGTAAAGAATTGATTAGCTCTGCTCACGTCAACCTCAAAGGCGGAACATGGTCTAATACCTTGTCTACTGCTGCTGACTTGTCAGAGGCTTCTTTAGAGCAAGCATGTATCGACATCGCTGGTTTCACCAATGATGCTGGTTTGTTGATTGCTGTTCGTCCTGATTCGCTTATCATCCCACGTCAATTGATGTTTGAAGCAAAGCGTATCTTGGGTACTGACGGTCGCGTCGGCACTGACAACAACGATTTGAATGCTATCAAGACTATGGGCATGATCCCAGAAATCGTGACTAGCCACTTCTTGACTGACCCAGATGCTTGGTTCATTCGTACTGACGTGCCACACGGCATGAAGTATTTTGAGCGTCGCGCTGACCAGTTCGACATGGACAACGATTGGGACACTGAGAACGCTAAGTTCAAGGCTACCGCTCGTTTCAGCTTCGGTGCAACCGACGTTCGTGGTATCTACGGTTCGCCTGGCGCTTAATTTATCTGGGGGAGCTTGTCTCCCCTATTAACTATAAAGGATAAATTATGGGTTTTCTCGCAACTGATCTCTCTCCTCTGGGCCAAGCTAGCCCCTTAGTTCCAACAAGTAAAGATGTTGTAGTTAAGGCGTTTCAAGTTGCTCGTACTGATACAACTGCTGCATTAAAGGCTTTATTGCCTGCTGATGCATCAATTATCAATATTGACATCTTTGGTACGGCTTCAGACGCTGGTACAACAGCAACACTAAGCATTGGTACTTCTACTACCTCCACTGAGATTATTAACGCTCAAAGCGTTTTAACTGGTGGTAAAGTAGCAATTACAACTGCATGGTCTGCAAACTATCCTAACACACAACCTGTCCCCGTCGTTGGTGACATCAAGTTGTATGCTAAGTATGCAGAATCAGGCACAGCTTCTACAGCTGGCGCTTGGACCGTAGTAGTTTACTACGTTCGTTAATGGGAAGGGGCGCAATGCCCCTTTTCTTTGTTTTGGGAGATGGTGAGTCTTCCGTCTTTGGTAAAAGGAAAATATTATGGCTGGTTCTAATGTATGGGTCAAATGTGGCAAGGTATATAACCTCGACCCAGGTGGTACGGGTTTAACCGCCACTGGTGCTACCCCCCGAATTTTTAAAGATAGCCCTTACGCTACCTTTCAAGTAACTGGTACTACAACTGCAAGTACTGGTTCAGCAATTGTTAAAATCCAAGGCAGTAATCTGGATGATGCCAACTCTTATGTAGACTTAGGCACAATTACTTTAACACTTGGTACTACTTTAACAGCTGACGGTTTCGCTACTTCAGCTCCATGGAAATTTGTACGTGCTAACGTCACTGCAATTTCTGGTACAGGTGCTTCTGTCAACGTTTTGATGGGAGTATAACATGAGCGCTATGGTTAACAATAATGCAGCAGGCATAGTGGGATCAACAGATCACTTAGCTAAAACTGCTGCTAAAGTGATGGTAACAGCTGACACTTTGTTTACTGCTGTTGGTGATGTACAAATCTTAAGTTTGCATTCTGAATGTTATTCAGCAAACGGTGCTACCGCTTCAACTCTTCAATATAAACTTACTCCTACAACAGGTACAGCAGCAACTATTTCAGGAGCATCTGCTTCTTTAGCTAACGCTGTTGCAGGTACTGTAGTTGTTATGGATGGTTCTACTTTGGCTGCAGCTCCTACTGTTGCAGCAACTGGTGTGGCGTTAAACACCACAGCACGTGGTATTATTTTTAAAGATGGTACATTATCCATTGTAGTTGGCGTTGGTTCTACTACAGGAACATGGAAACACTATCTTCGTTATGAACCCCTTGAGGATGGTGCTTACGTCGTCCCACTACAATAAGGTAACTTATGAGTAAACAAGCCGCTGGTAAATTTATCGGTGTGCTGTTTTTAAGTAGGACAGTTGCTCATCAATTGCATTTAAAGACTAGTAGCTTCTCTGAGCATATGGCTTTAAACACGTTTTATGAAGAAATTGTCGATCATGCTGATGGCATAGCAGAACAATGGCAAGGTGAACAGGAAGAACTCCTAGACATCCCTACCTTAGCTGCTAAAGATGCCACCGATCCTTTAAAGTATATGAAAGAAACTTTAAAGTGGATTGAAGGTAATAGGTATGAAGCTTTTGAAAAAACAGACACTTCTATTCAGAACGATATTGACAATGTTGTAAAACTGTTTCGTTCTACAATCTACAAACTACGTTTTCTGAAGTGATGCTATGAAAAACCATCTAATTTTAGGAGACTGGAACGCGCTGTGTGACTCATGCGGACGTAAATTTAAAGCCTCTAGTCTACAAAAACGATGGGATGGTTTAATAGTTTGCAGAGAAGACTGGGAACAGCGTCATCCGCAAGACCTGCTTCGTGTACAACGTGAACAGATTTCTGTACCGTGGGCAAGACCATATCCAGCAGAAGATACTTACATTACTAAATTTGGTTTGTTTGATACAGCTAATGTGTCAGATAATCAAGATCAAGATTATGTTGAACCTGGGTATTTTCTTTCAGACTACATGCAAGACAATTTCTATATTGTTGTTAAATGGTATAGAACGTTTAATGATCAATTAAACATTATAGAATCATTAGCTCTTAAAGATTCTACTGCTATAGCTGACAGTACAACAATAACTGAGACAATTGGTGTTGTTAGAAGGTTTGTAAGAACATTTACAGACACCACTACAATGTCAGAAGCCAAAGTACTTGCACTAGGCAAAGCATTGTCTGATGTTACAACAATAGCAGAAACGTTTACTAATGCTGTTAAGTATGCACGTAGCTACGCTGACACTGTTACACCAACAGAAACAACTGCACGTACTGTAGGTAAAGCTTTAGCAGATACAACAACAATCACAGAGAGTTTAACTAAGGTGTTAACTTATCTGCGGTCTTTATCAGATACAACTGCAGCAACAGATGCTGGTAGCATTTTCTATGCAAACTACGTTGGTCCCTCTTATTTTGGAGCAGACTACGTTGGATCAACCACTACATTTTAAGGTATTCAAATGATTAATGACACATTCGCCATGAAAGGCGACCTGACCATCACAGTTAAAGATGCAGCTACTGGCACAATTAAAGACCAACGTGAACTTAAAAACTTGGTTGTTACTGCTGGTAAAGGTTTTATTGCTTCACGTATGGCTGCTGCTAGCGCTAGCGTTATGGGTTGGATTGCTGTTGGAACAGACAGCACTGCAGCTGCTGTAGGCAATACAGCTTTAGGTACAGAAGTTGCTCGTGTAGCAACTACAGTATCTGGTGGCACTGTTTCTACAAACACTGTTACATACGTTTCTACTTTCCCTGCTGGTACAGGCACTGGTGCTTTAGTTGAAGCTGGTATTTTTAATGCTAGTTCCGCTGGTACTTTATTGTCACGCACAGTGTTCTCTGTTGTAAACAAAGGCGCTGCTGACGAAATGACCATTACTTGGGTAATTACCGTAGGTTAATTAGGATAAATACATGACTACCATAGTTACTAGAGCAGGTAAAGGTAGTCCTCTCACTAATAATGAGATGGACACCAACCTGACTAATTTAAATACATACAAGGTTGAACAAACAGCCACTACAGGTTCTGCTGCTTTGCCAGCAGGTACAACTGCTCAACGTGACGGTAGTCCTGCTGTTGGTTACACTCGCTTTAACACCTCCTTAAATAAAAATGAAACTTGGAGTGGTACAGCATGGGTTGCTGGTGGTGGTGCAACGGGAGCTGGCGGTGACGATGTGTTTTATGAAAACGGTGTAACAGTAACTACAAGTTACACACTGTCTACAAATAAAAACGCCATGTCTGTTGGTCCAATAACTGTTAATAGCGGTGCAACCGTGACAATTCCCAGCGGTCAACGCTGGATTGTTTTGTAAGGATAAATATGGCATACGGAACAATTAATACAGACAAGCTAGTAGGTTCTAGCGGGGGCACCCTTAGCCCCGATTCAGGCGTGTTTCGCAATAGAATCATCAATGGTGCGATGGTGATTGACCAGCGCAATGCAGGGGCTAGTGTTACTCCTGCAAACGGTGCAAACACATACACAGTAGATAGATGGGCTGGTTACGCAAATCAATCTTCTAAATATACTGTTCAGCAAAACGCTGGTTCTGTAACCCCTCCAGCGGGATTTAGAAATTATTTAGGCGCAACTTCTAGTTCTGCCTATTCAATTACTAGCTCAGACATATTTTTACTAAGACAATCAATAGAAGGATTTAATACTGCTGACTTTAATTGGGGAACTGCCAACGCTTCTACTGTAACTTTATCGTTTTGGGTTCGCAGTTCATTAACTGGCACTTTTGGCGGAAGTATTAATAATGATAGTGGTAACAGATTTTATCCATTTAGTTATACTATTTCAGTAGCCAATACTTGGGAACAAAAATCAGTAACCATTGCTGGTGATACAACAGGAACTTGGTATACAACAAATAGTGGTGGATTGTGGTTAAATTTTAGCTTAGGAACTGGGTCATCTAATTTGCAAACTGCTGGGTCATGGACAGCTTCATCGGCTTACGGGGCAACAGGACAAACCAACTTAGTCGGAACAAATGGCGCAACCTTCTACATCACAGGCGTACAACTAGAAAAAGGCAGTACCGCAACATCGTTTGATTACCGCCCTTATGGTACTGAGTTACAGTTATGTTTTCGCTACTATTT